CGAGCAGATATGAGTTTAATTTCCGAGACTTCATAGATTGGGTTTTCCAGGGTGATGACGTAGTCATTCGCGTTTGAATGCGTATTTGAGTATTCGTCGACGACGTACACATCGTTAGAATCCTGGTACACATTGGAAGGTACAACGTTAACACCGCGCTGACTACTATCGATAGAGAGAGTGTACACCTTCATTAAAATATAGGCACAATATTTTAATGACTGTTTTTGTCTATCACGTATAAACTATTAAGCGGAGAGAGAGTGTGCGAGAGGGTTGTTCTGGAGCTGACGCTTCGCGATATCCAGGGTCTGGGTATTGGGGTTCGCGTTACCCTTGTACGCGTTGAACTGATGGAACGATTTCTGCTTGTACTGCTGCGTCCAGCCACCATTCGCACCATTCATGCGACCATCCACACGGGATGTATCCGAGCGAACCGCGGTGAGGGCACCACCCTGTTTGAGAGCAGACTCACGAACATTCATGCGACCGGCGTTACCCATACGGTTGGGCTTACCACGACGATCCTCGGGGCGGAAACCATACCTCATGAGCTCCTCATTGGTTTTCGCAGTCACATGGGTCGCAGCACTGTTCGTATACGCACCACGGAAATTCGTAATACCGGGCTGAACCTGGTTGTAATAGCTGTATTGTGCATCGTTGCGATCGCTCTTGAAACGGGTAGGATCCTGGGACACAGTCTGTGCCGAAATGAAACGTTTCGCACCGTTGAAGCCGAGACCATCCTGGCGAAGACCAGTCTCCGAACGGTTCGTGGTGCGCTTCGTCTTTTCGTGTTCGTTGCGAGGAACGACACCGGACATACCCTGTGCCCGACCCGCCATAACAGGTCGCCGAGAGGGGAGGTGGGAGGTGGTCTCGGGTTTGTTGTGAGTGAGTTCACCGACAACGGCCGAGCGACCACCGGTAATGTCCGCCGCTGGACCAGAACGTCCAGGGAGTGTGGTGAGCCTGTATTCACCGACGTTCACGGGGTTCACCCTAAACATCTGCTGGTAGCCACCGACAGCGGGGGTGTCGGCACCCACACCGAGACCGGGACCGACCAACTGCTTCTCCACGGGAGACAGGTTATTCATGCGACCCTGATCATACATGCGATTACGCATGTTTAGGATTTCCTGACCACCGCTGCGTTGCTGCATAGTAATGTCACCAAAACTCTCCATCTCCCTCTTCTGAGGCCTGTCGATGACGGGTTCAAAATTGTTGTTTACTATCTCTACGGGAGCTTTGACTACTGGGGGTGGTTCGAAAATCTCCTTCGGTGGAGGTGGAACAGACTTAGTACTCAAAGTTCGACCAGCGTATACGAGACCGGCCACAGCCATGAGCGAAATGGGATCAGCCATTCTTACTTCTTACCGACATTTTTATTAGCGTACCTTTGCTGAAAGAGGCCATTCTGGACTTCGGCGCGGGTGCTCGCAGGTTCGTATCGAATCGTGCGAAGGGGAACTTTACATTCCATGTTTGTCAGGGGGAAGAGTTTGCGCTCATAGGTTTGGACGATATGCTTATTGAAACGGGATGTGGTTTGGGGGCGAAGTTGATCACTGGTGTCGATGTATTGGGCTGGGGAACCCTTACCAGCCATATAGGGGGCTGTACCATACAACATGGTGTTGGGGCGGCAACCACCACAATTAAGACCACTGGGCTGAGGATACACAAAAATTTCGTCGTTCGCTTTGACTGGGGGGATAGCTCCCTTGTTTTGAACTCGGGAGAGGCCAGGTTGAAGCTGATACGCCATTTACTATTACGTGAGAATATTTATCTACGATCTCCATCTCTACCGAGACCCCCGAACGCCTCGAGCTGGACACCACGCGCGTTGGGGTTACAGTATTTGCTATCGGTCTTACACATGGGACCATTCTTGGGACCATACAACCATTCGGCGAATGCCGTCTGGTCACCTGGAAGTTTCGACACGGGAGTTGTCACAAACTGACGGTCGACACCATTCCTCATATACTTAGGGAGGGGGGACCGCGACCGCCCTCCATCCATGGGAATGCGCTCACTCGTGTAGCTGTTTACGAAAGGCTTCACGGTGGGATAATAGCACGCCTCCAACCTATTGGGTGCATCCGTGTAATCAGTAATCAACACGTTCCCCATGGGATTATCTTCTGTGGGCATCTGACACAAGGCACCATCGATGGTACTCCCATGCGTCTCTGTCACCATCTTCGACCGATAAAGAACGAATATAACGGATAGTACGGTCGCACCCAAGACGAAGATCCTGGGATCACGACGAATGATATAAATGAGACAAGTGGCATAGATAACAAACCGAGACGCGGCGTTGATGCGATCTTCTGGAGTTTGATCACTGGTTGGCCAGAACTGAGAAACCTTATCACCTCGGATGAGTTGCTGAGGATCGTCGAACCAGACGTTCATTTAGTATATGTTGAGGTTTATTTTTTGGGGAGGTTACCAAGCATATTTCCCATCATCTTCATGAGTGCATCCTGGTTCAACTCACCATCATCACCTTGCATTTTATCGGCACATTCCTTCGCGATACCCTCAATCATCTTGAGAGTATCATCGGGAATGGAGGTGATCGTCGTTCCGAGCATGTACAGCGTCTGGAGGTACTGCCATGTCGCAGACTTGGTACCAGTAGACATGCGCTCCCAGTACGACTTGATGTTGAGATCCTTGAGAAAGTCAATCGTATCAATCTCCTTGAGTAGGAAAGTTTCATCCTTCGCTGAAATCTTATCCGCATACGGGCTCACACCCTTCATGAACGCATCCACGACGAGACGTGGGTTGGTGGACTTCAAGACGTCGAACGACGTCATCATCTTCTTAATGCCTTTTTCCTCTGGAAAAGTCTTGTGCAATTCCACAAGAAATTGACCCATCATATCGTTAAACGCAGTAACGGACGCCATTTTCTTATTTTATTCGTGTAATCTTTAAGTTAAAAAGGCTCACTGGAAATCGTTTCCTTTTGCCCTATACCACCTGAAACGATGAAGAACACGAGGATCGCGTTGAGAGCCGCTGGTTTCGTGTACTTGTTAAGTTCGAGTTTTCCTTCGTTATTGAGATGCGCCTTGAGATGAATGTACCCCGCGGTTATACCACCCGCGATCAGCGCCGCGCTCATGGGATCGCGAAGATAGTCGGAGAGTTCCATTTAATTATAGCGGGGATTTTTTGTACGCTGTTCGGGTGCATCACCAAAGAGAACATCATCTTCCCCCCCGGGCTGGTGCTGAGGTTCGGGCTCTGGCTCGTGCTCATGCTCGGGTTCGAAGCTGGGCTCGGGAGCCTGAACACCTGGGACTGTCTTGAATTCATTCTCGAGTCCGGTGGGTTCAGGGTCAGGTTCCATCATGGGCTCTGGCTCTGGCTCTGGCTCCATCATGGGCTCTGGCTCTGGCTCCATCATAGGCTCATCCTCTGTCACGTCAGGGTCAACACCATCCTGAATTTCACCATCGAGGGAGATGTCACGAGTCTCTTGGGACATGTACGTCTGAAGAATCTGCTGCACAGGAATGAGCTCCTTGACTGTGTTTTCAATACAGAGGGTGAAGCGCGTCGTCAACTTTTCATCCCTGAAATACTCACTTTGTTCTTCACTAAAGACGTAAGGATCTTTGTAGATGTCCTTGGCGATGTTGTTATAGCACGTCTGGATGAAAACCTCCTCGGTGGGTAGTTTCAGGGAAATCTTCTTGTTATCCGCCTTGAGACGGACAGCAGAGAGAATCTTGGTACACGCCACGAAGACAGCGGCGAGAAGATCACTAAACCAGGCACACCGATTCGTGATGTTATCAGAGTGGTTCTTGGACATGGCGTTAGACCAGTTAGGAACTTCCTTCAGAAGTTTCTGGAACATGATGAGCACCTTGCGACCCTTCGAGAGAGACACGGATTCGTTGTACATATCCTGAAAGACTTCAATCATAGGTGGGCACATGATGAGACACATCTGCCCCAAATACTCCTTCTTGGCCTCAACCAAGATATTGAGGTTATCCATTTATGATTAAAGTGGTTTTTAATTTAGGAATTTACTACGCACTTCCCCTGTACTTGTTCGCAATCTTTTTAAGGTTCATGAGATTTGGGAAGTCCGCCTCTTCATCCTTTTCAACCTTGACTTTCTTCTTTTTTGGAATAATCCACGACACATAAATGTCGTTGTCACTCACCAACTTAACGGTAAATCCACCGAGAACAAATTGTCTCGCGATGTATCTCGCAGCCGCACTTCTATCGAAAACTGGGTATCCGATGAGAAATGCTGGAACTGTTAGGAAAATCTGTTTGTGTCCAAGTTCGACTGTTTGTTTAATCTTGGCGGAAAACTGATCATAGATTTTTTTGTAAATTTCTTTACGAATCTGTTTTCGCTTTTCATCAATCTTCGTGACATCATCGATGCTGATCATTACAATTACTGTAATTTATTTTTCAGGGAATCTAACTCAGCTTTCGTGGGAACAG